GAGTAAAGCGTCAACAAATGTGAAAAATTGGAGAAAGCGCACTAAAGAAGTCATCATTAAGTCGATGGGCGGCAAATGCCAAATATGCGACTATGATAGATGTTCGTCCGCGCTAGAACTTCATCACATTGATCCAAAAGAAAAAGAGTTTGGTTTTGGTGGTATAAGAGCAAATCCACAATCATTTGATAAAATGAAGAATGAACTTAAAAAGTGTATTCTTCTATGCTCTAACTGTCATAAAGAAGTGCATTCAGGCTTCGCGGAGATTCCAAAAGATTACTTCAAGTTTGATGAGAATCTGTTCGTCACTGAAAGAGACCTTACTAGAAGCAAGAAGCAAAAGCGAATGGTTGAAAAAGTTCCTGTCGATAGACGAAAGATTCTATTGACTAACGAAGAGATAAAAACTATACTAGATGAAGATTTTGGCGGTAACAAATCAGCAATGGCAAGACATTATGGTGTTACCGAAACTAGTATACGAAAAAGATTATTGGCCTATTAGTGAATGGATATCATACCTCTCTGTCTAAGAGGAGAAGCGAGTTTGAGTCTCGCATAGGTCGCCAATTAGTACGCCGAGCATCTTCGTCAGATACGTTGAGTAGAGTTTTGTAGCACTCTCGCAGTACGAAAGCCACTTTCGGAGTGTAGCGCAGTCTGGTTTAGCGCATCTGCTTTGGGAGCAGAGGGTCGTGGGTTCGAATCCTACCACTCCGACCAATACGTAGTCCTTGTGGCGGTTAAGCTTGCAGCGGTCAAATGCAAGTGGGATGACGCAATCCTTCAGTAGAAACGTCTAGGCCCCGCGGTGAGGCTGTGAAATATCGCCGCGTCCATTTAGTTGCTGGATTACTATAGAGATGGTTGGTGCACTCTGTCTCTTGTGCGTACCAGTAGAGGGGCCGCGCAAACCTCTATAAAAACACGGACGCAATTCATATCAGTGTAGTGTAACGGTAGCACGACAGTCTCCAAAACTGTTTGTCAGGGTTCAAATCCTTGCACTGGTGCCAATAACACGCCAGAGGGCTTGTCCCAGACCCAAGAGATGAACAGTGTGCGTCATCTACACCTAAGTATGTGTGATAAACTACTTGACTTCCTAATTTAGGTCGTCTATAATACAAACAATGACGGGCTGCTAGTGATAATGGGAGCACATCGCCTTTGCACGGCGAGGGTCAGGGTTCGATTCCCTGGCGGTCCACCAATTAGTGTCGTAGAAGTTAAGAGGCGGTGGGAACTGCCCGGCCGTGCTGGTCATCTTCGGGGTTCGAGTCCCGCGACACTAATCTTGTTCGATTTGGATACTGGTGATAGGTACTGCGGGAACTATCAATGGTCGAGAAATGCCAAACGTCATTCGCACCAATACGTGAGGTGCAGCAAGTTTCAAGCTTGGGCGGCGCAGACGGGGAGGCGCGGCAGACTGTAAATCCGTTCTCTTAGAGTGAGTTGGTTCGAATCCAATCCCAAGCACCAAATGCGCCAAGAATGGACACGTTGACTTCGCTGATGTTGTGAAGTAGCTTTCAATGAAGAGTTGTTCGACTCTGAGAAAGCTTGAACCATCTTGCCCTCTGGGTATAGCATGAACAACTATACTTCGCAGGTTAGAGGGGCGGTCACCCGCTTGACCAGGAAACGTGCCACCCACGGGTCTTCAACACGATGCGGAACAATTCACTGGCCTGTAGCTCAATGGTAGAGTAGGCGCTTGATAGGCGTTTGACGAGGGTTCGATTCCCTACTGGCCAACCAATTTCCGTGCTTGCAATCTCTCAGTTCAAAGCTGTTGCAGGATCAAGTTTTATGTCCAACATGGCATAGACACGGAAAACCAATCATTGGGAGATCGTCTAACGGCAGGACTGCGGATTTTGATTCCGCCTATCTAGGTTCGAATCCTAGTCTCCCAGCCAATACAAGGACTCCTAGCTCAATGGTTAGAGTAGCGGACTTTTAATCCGTTGGTTCTGGGTTCGAGTCCCAGGGAGTTCACCAATCACGGAGCATTCGACTATCGGTTAGGTCACATCCCTTTCAAGGATGAGAGACGGGTTCGACTCCCGTATGCTCTACCAATTCAATGCGGGATAGAGAAGCGGTCATCTCGGTTGGCTCATAACCAGCAGATCGTGCGGTTCGAATCCCACTCCCGCAACCAATAACGGACCACTAGCATAATGGTAGTGCAACAGACTCTTAATCTGTCAGGTCGGGATTCGACTTCCCGGTGGTCCTCCAATCAAGTGAGAGTGGCGAAACGGTAAACGCAGCCCCAGAAGGGGCGGGCAGACGGCGCGCAACAGTCTGCCATGTTGGTTCGAATCCAGCCTCTCACACCAAATTGGGCCGCTTTAGTTCAATGGTAGAACGCCTGTTTGTGGAGCAGGTCACAGTAGTTCGATTCTACTAAGCGGTGCCATTTATGGAGACATAGCAAAACGGCTAATGCGCGGGACTGCAAATCCTTGAGGTGCCAGTTCAAATCTGGCTGTCTCCTCCAAACAAAGGTCACCTAGCTCAACTGAATAGAGCATCGCACTACGAATGCGAAGGTTGAGGGTTTGAGTCCTTCGGTGACCTCCAAAACAAGGAAAAATAAAATGAAACGATTACTTACCTTACTTGCCGTCGGCTTTTTATTGGCGGCAACGGATGTTTCGGAAGCGTCCATAGCTTCTTGGTATGATTGCGCTAAACCAGGCGAATGTAGCAGAAGTAAGATAACTGCCAGTGGCGAAAAGTTTAATCCTAATGCTCATACGGCCGCGCACAGAACTTTACCATTTGGGACAAGAGTGAAAGTCATATACAAAGGAAAGTCTGTTATTGTTAGAATAAATGATAGGGGTCCCTTCATTAAAGGGCGACACATCGACCTATCTCGGGCCGCTGCTCGAAAGATTGGATGTAAGGGGGTTTGCAAAGTCAAGCTCGTAGTGCTTAGATAACACTTGACTTTGAGTCGTTAAAAGTGTACTATATACAACGTTGACGGAATCGTACTGCGTACCGTTGTGTTAGAGGTTTGTGAGTAGACTGTATTGACTGGAAACTCTCGTTCATCACAATAGTGGAGGCCGTAACCACTTTAAGAAATCGGATCGAAATTGGAAGGTTGGTAGAGTGGTCTATTGCGCTCGCCTTGAAAGCGAGAGAACCGAAAGGTTCCGTGGGTTCGAATCCTACACCTTCCGCCATGTTCGGGACTAAGCAAGAGTAACTGAGACAACTTGCTGAATGATTAACTGCTGGTAAAACCGTTAAATGACTTTCTCAGGTCGTGCAGAGGATCAAGATCCCGATTTCATTTTTGTTAGGAGAAACATATGTCTAAAGATTGTGGTTGTGGTCGTAGCCCTACTGGTAAGTGCATCGGTTGGCACGGTTTGACAAACGAACAATATTCTGCTAAACTTGCAGAATACGAAAAAGAACATTTGACGGAATCAGCACCGCAATTGCTGAAGGAATAAAAGCTGCCTTGGTATAGCTGGTGCGTACATGCGCCTGAAGAGCGTGGGGACTCTGTTCGATTCAGAGAGGCAGCACCAATTTGGTTGAGACAATGGCATTCATATGCTTGGTGTCGCTTACGGAGGCATGAGCCGTAAAGTTCTTGGGATCGTGCCCCAAGTCAACCGCCATTAATGCGTCTTGGGAGGTGTTGGCAATCTCATCGGTCTCATAAGCCGAACAACCCAGTTCGAAACTTGGAAGACGCACCAAATACGCGGGTATAGCTCAGAGGTAGAGCGTCTGCTTGCCATGCAGAAGGTCGTGGGTTCGATCCCCATTGCCCGCTCCAGTTTCTAAATAGTGTTTAGCCAATCAAGGCTTAATGAGGTACTAACATGCTAAACACACTTGTTGTTTTAATTTTGGTTGTTGCTGTTCTCTGGGTCCTATGGACATGCTGGAAGAGCGGCTGGGATCTTAAGAAGGCCGGCGCTGCTATCGTAGCCGCAGCCGCTGCTTGGTGGGTTTGGATGCACGACTCCGTGTCATCCCTTATGTCTGCAATGTAACATAGAAACCGCCGTTGGCCCGTGGCGGTATATAAGTTGGCTCACCGTATGGGGGCTGGGTAAAGAGGATGTGTCTGATGGTGTCCAATCCATTAGCCTGCCCTCGTAGCTAACGGGCCGCCAGTTTTAGGAGTTAATATGCCAGGACCTTTATGGGAAGCAACTAGGGATTTACATCATGCTTGCGAAGCGCATCCAGTCGGTGCAGCTATGGCAAGTGGAAAACCACCAATGCAATGGTATGCAGATTGGCTTTCAGCACTGTATACAATCCATTGGTCCGTAGATCAACATATTCCAGAAGTCATACATAGGACAGAAAGAGTTCAAAATGACTTGACAGCCACTAACTGTCCTGTTAATATAATACGTGCAGCAAATCACTACGTCAATTCTTTGGAAAAAGAGAAAGACATTGCTGGTGCTGCTTATGTTCTCACAGGGGCCCATTTGATGGGCGGTGAGATAATGCGTAGAAGACTTGTTGGATATCCTACCAGTCACTTAGAGTGGGATGATCGCAAGGCCGCTATTGCAGAACTAACAAAGTTTAGAGAACGCGAAGACATTGCTCAAGAAGCAAGAAACTGTTTTCAAGCTCTCTTGAATATAATGGACGAAATCAAAGCCGCTTAGTTCAGAGGTAGAACATCGGTGTTACATACCGAGTGTCGGGAGTTCGATTCTCTCAGCGGCTACCATTTATGACAGGGTAACAACTAGTTGGGGAAGCTCTCATGAGGCGACCTTAATCCTGTCACCAAAAACGCGGATATGGTGAAATGGCAGACACGCTAGTCTTAGGAACTAGTGCTTCGGCGTGGGGGTTCAAGTCCCTCTATCCGCACCAATAAGCCCGTATAGCTCAGTGGTAGAGCAACCGCCTTGTAAGCGGTAGGCCGAGGGTTCAAATCCTTCTGCGGGCACCATTTTTAAATAGGAACTTAACGATGATCAGAAAGCATCTCGACCTTGACGCTGTTCGTGCGTTTATCAACTCTCAATCTCCAGAAACAAAAGTATACCTTGGCGGTGACTCTGAACGATTTCAGATCGACGGTGTTTGGTATGCTGATTATATAAATGTTGTAGTTGTCCATAAAAACGGCAAAAATGGTTGTAGAGTTTTTGGTGGTATTGTGCGCGAACGTGATTACGATCAGCAAAAGGACAAGCCACGTATGCGTCTCATGAATGAAGTAATGAAGACTGCACAACTGTATATGGATCTTGCTGACGTTCTAGAAGACCGTGAAGTTGAAATTCATCTTGATATTAACCCAAACAAAGAACACGGTTCTTCATGCGTAATCAATGAAGCTGTTGGCTACATTCGTGGTATGTGTAACATCATTCCTCTTGTGAAGCCAAATGCTTGGGCAGCATCTTACTGTGCGGATCGTTACAAGGACGCTATTCAACATATCGATCACAAGCAGGAGAAGGTGGCATGAGATTGAAAGATCATGAAAGCCATAAGTGGCGTTTCTCTGACTCGTCATACTATGACTTCATCTGTGAAAGATGTGGTGTGCCTGAAGGTACCCGCAAAGCAACTGAACCGTGTGAAAAGCAGGATAAGTGATGACTAAGTTTCTCATTATGATATGTGCGATAATCTTCGCAATCTTTACATTGGTTGTTGGAGCTAAAGCAGAAGTATTCATTACGGTTGATAAGTCAGAACAGAAAATGTATGTAGAAACTCCTACAGATAGTTTTGTGTGGGATGTTTCTACAGGCCGCAAAGGTTACACAACTCCTTCTGGTTCGTATCAGCCGTATCGTCTAGCAAAGATTCACTACTCTCGCAAGTATGACAATGCGCCGATGCCTTACTCTATCTTCTACCATGGTGGCTATGCAATTCATGCAACTGGAGAAGTAGAGCGTCTTGGTAGCCCAGCGTCTCACGGTTGTGTTAGGCTTGAACTACGAAACGCCCGCTGGTTGTATCGTCTAGTCAAAGAGTATGGACAGGAGAATACATATATAACCGTAACAGATTAGGAAAGATGGCCGAGTGGCCGAAGGCACCTCACTGCTAACGAGGCGTACTAGAGATAGTACCGAGGGTTCGAATCCCTCTCTTTCCGCCAAACACATTAGGAGATAACATGGAAGAACTAGTAGAAAAGATGAAGGTAGTGTTGGCCAGCACTTATGCAGCGGCACTCAAAGCACAAGCATACCATTGGAACGTAATTGGTTCTGATTTTCCACAGCTCCATGATTTCTTCGCAACTGTCTATGAGGACTATCAAGGTGCAGTAGATCCACTAGCGGAACATATCCGCCAATTGGATGCTTTTGCACCTCAGACCTTGACAAGAATGAAAGAATTGTCTATAATTATGGAAGATGAGAAAGTTCCTACTGCGGAAAAGATGGTGTCAAATCTCTTGACTTGCAATGAGAATCTTTCCAATCTAGTTGTTGAAGCGTATGAAATGGCAGAATCGCAGAAGATGTATGGTCTTTCTAACTATCTTCAGGATCGCATTACTGCCCAGATGAAGCTAAACTGGATGATCAAAGCAACAATGGGAAAGAAGTCATGAAAAAGTTTTTAATCGCAGCAGTAGTTTCAGTAGCAGTTCTCGCAGGCACCATGCCGGCACATGCTGATAACTCCGAAGAAGTAATCATTGGTATTCTTGGTGGCGCTCTTGGCGGCCTAATCATCGGCGAAGCTCTTGGTTCTCGGCCGGTGTATGCAGTACCGCCTGCACCTGTTTATAGAGTATATGAACAAGAGTATGTTCAGCCTGCTCCTGTGAAGTGTGTATATAAGAAGAGAAAGGTCTATGATCCAGACCTAGATGAATATGTCGTTGTGAAGAAGAGAGTTTGCTACCGTTAAAGATTAGGGCGCCTTAGAGCGCCCTTTTTTATTATCATGAACCCATTTGAGCAAAGAAGAATAATCAAAGAAGAACGATTAGAAGTCTGTAACTCCTGCGAACGCTATGAGAAAGAGTATAAGCGTTGCAGAGAGTGTGGTTGTTTTATGGAGTATAAGACTTTTCTACCATTTGCTGAGTGTCCTCTAGGAAAGTGGAGTAGATAAATATAATACACAAGCCAATGGAAAATAAAAATGCTCAAGCCTTCAGAACTCGGTGTGACCAACGTAAAGAGAACGATTGAGGAACACGAAAGACTTGTTAGGTCTAAATTGAAATCACTATCTTCTCAAAAAGGAATGAGAGGTACAGTAGCAAAAATATGCATTGATATAATGGATGCATCCAATGGAGATACAATAGACATTGAGGATCTAAAGTCTCCGTATGATGGCCAGATCAACAACTATTTCGCAGAAGTTATGGGACCAATCTGGTCATCTAGAGGATTAGTTAAGGGTATAACAAAAAGAAGCAAATGTTTCTTCTCTGCATCAGACACCGAATCTTTGTATGACTTCATAGTTTATGTGAACGACAAGACCCCTGTTCTAGTTTCAAACAAACAAAAAAGCAGTAGCACAAATACACTTAAGCCAGCAAACATACTAAGTTTGATAAGAGGCGATAAAGCACTATTGAAGAAGTGGGAAGATACAAAATACTTCAAAGTTTTTAAGTTGCTCAATGAAAACAATATCGTTTCTGGACCAATCAATGTCATCACATATGTCTATTTCAAAGAGTTTACTGAAAAGTATCCATACATAAAAAAAAACGACTTGATAAAAACGATCAGTCTTTTGACAGGTAACAACATAACAATCGATGCAAAGAACTTACCAAAAAACATTGTGAAACTACTCAAGTCTGATGAAACGACAAACATCTATTTCGAACAGAAAAACTATGAAGAAGCCACAGGCGTGATGATAAACTTCATATTTGAAAAGTTTTTATCTGAGATGTCAAAACAAGATGGCCAATACCACGAACTGTTTATAGATGCGACAAACAACAATGTGCTGTTTTTAAAGTTCATATTAAAACAGAAAAGTGTTCGTGATCCAAAAGAGAAAAAGATGAAGAAAGTCGGAATCGTACAGTTTGAAATAGCCGATCCAAGAAAATCTGACAAGAAAGCATTTCTTAGACCAAAACAAGGCGCCGGTGGCCGCGCTCAAGATAAATTAGGATTGCAACCTTAATGTTAAGCTATCAAGATTATCTAACAGAATCCAAAGAAGGCAAGAACCTTCATTTAGAACACCTAGAGGACGAAGTATTAAATGGAGGAGTTTCTGGCACAAGAGGTGCAATATCCTTTCTACAGTCTCTACGTGATATGCTTGCTGGTCATGCTACTGGTAGAAGCGTTAACTTAACAACGAAATGGGATGGCGCACCAGCTATCTTTGCTGGTATCAATCCAGAGAATGGTAAGTTCTTTGTTGGTACCAAAGGTGTGTTCGCAAAGAACGCAAAGCTAAACTATACGCCTGCCGATATTGATGCTAATTACTCAGACGCTGACTTGAGCAACAAGTTAAAAATATGTCTCAAGTATTTACCTGATCTTGGTATAAAAGAAGTTCTACAGGGAGATTTGATGTTTATATCTTCAAAGCTAAAAACTGAGAAGATAGAAGGAAAATCTTATGTCACTTTTCAACCAAACACAATCGTCTATGCTGTACCAGCCGAATCCGATCTTGCTGTTTCCATATTGAGGGCGAAAATGGGAATTGTATGGCACACAACATATACTGGCGATACAATGGCCGATATGGAAGCTTCGTTTGGTGCTGATATCAGCAAGTTAAAGCCTTCTAAAAACGTTTGGTATCGTGACGCATCTTTCGTTGATGCAACTGGCACTGCTACATTCACAAAACAAGAAACAGACGAGTTAACATCTATATTGTCTCAGGCTGGTTCGCTGTTCAGAACCATATCCCCAAGAACACTGAACGAGATTGCTACCAATGATACATACAAGGTTACGATCAAGGCATGGAACAATCTGAAGGTTCGTGAAGGAAAAGAAATCACAAACACCGCACAGCATGTTGCTGGCCTGATTTCAACAGTGGAAGAAAAGTTGAACAAGTCTATATTGGAAGCAAAGAAAGCAGACACGAAGCAGAAGCGCCAGATGGAAAAAAATATCGTCATGAATTTCTACAAGTCCAACAAGAAAGAGTTGAAGAAAATTTTTGACTTGCAAAACTTGTTGGTTCGTGCTAAAAATATGATAGTCAAGAAACTACAGCAAGTTCAAGATAGTGTTGGAACATATCTTAGAACAGATGCCAATGGTTTGAAAGTAACGTCACCAGAAGGATTCGTCGCCATTGATAAGATAGGCAAAGCGGTCAAGTTAGTAGACAAATTAGAATTTACAAAAGCAAACTTTAACGCGACAAAGAATTGGTCTAAATGAAGTACAAGAACTATGTGAAGAATCATCAAAATGAAGTTCGAACGTTGAATGTTTGGGACATTGATGATACTTTGGGTAAAACAGATGCGAGAGTATCTGTGATGAAAGATGGTAAAGTTGTAAAGGTTCTAGATCCAGGCCAGTTCAATCATTATGATCTGAAACCAGGTGAAAGCTTTGACTTCTCACAATTTCGTTCTGGCAAAATCTTTCGTGACACATTCAAGCCAATCAATAATGTTCTAGATAGAGCAAAACAGATTGTAATGAACCAGTCTGAAAACTCTCATTCAATCATTCTAACCGCTAGAGCAGACTTCAATGATCATAAAGAGTTTATTCAATCTTTTCGTGATCATGGATTTCCTATTGATCATGTGTATGTTGAACGTGCAGGTAACCTATCAAAGCTTAAAGCAGACAGTAAAGCACATATCAATAAAGGTGTAATTCTTAAGCGATACATGAAGTCTGGTCGTTTTGATCGTATTCGTATGTGGGATGATCACCCAGCCAATCTTGATATACTCTATAAGCTGGGCAAACAGTTTCCAGATATTGTGGTTGTCGGTTCCTTGGTAAAAGACGGTAAAGTATCCCGATATGATAGAAATCTATCCGAAGAGATTGAAGTACCAAAGATTGGTATGACATTCTCACGCGCACTCATGCCTCAAATCAAAAGCGATAAGATGCCAGCATTTCTTGAGCATCTAAAGAGTAAAAATATAGACCATAAAATCCAAAGTCTACCTGTCAAAGAGCTTCGTGCAACTCAATCTGAGTTTGATCTGACTAAAGTAGACCAGATGATTGGCCAAAGAAGCGACACGAAGATCGTCGTATCTAATGATGGTTATATCATGGACGGACATCACAGATGGTTGGCCGATTATAATACAGACAAAGAATCGAAGATCAAAGCAATTGTAGTTGATCTTCCGATACTTGAGCTACTGAGGGTGGCCAAAGAATACTCTGGAACTGAATATAGGCCCATTGTGAAGACTATAACAGGACTACTAGAAAGTGCTAGAAATGCAAGATACAAAGGTTTGGAATAGAGAAATAGCTAATAATATATGGCAAAAACTCAAAGGTAAACCTGTTCCGAATAGCTATTCAGACAAAGAATGTGAAGATATCCTGAAGAAATATTGGCATAAGGCCATGGAGTCAGAACAGTAAAACACTAAATAGCCTCTATAAGAGTAACTTCCTGTAGAGGGAACATATGAAAAATAGAAAAATGCCTGGTGTGGCATTCTACGGTAAAGTACGCATACCTACAATTGGACATGCTGAAGCCATAGACACCGCAAAAAAATTGGCTAAAAAGCATGGTGCTAGACTAACAATTGGTCTATCTCATACAAACGCGCCTTTAACATCATCTCAAAAAAGAACTCACGCTGAAAAGGTTTTTGGTCATCCTGTCATGACAGGAGATGAACACACCAAGAACCTTTTTACTTTTTTGTCTCACCTCAACCAACATCACGACGAATTACATCTAGTTGCAGGCTCCGATAGAGCAGGCCAGTATCGTTCTACTTTGCAGCAATACAACGGCAAAGCTGATAAGAGCGGTAAAGTACCATTCCATTTCAAGAGTTGGAAAGTCCATGAGGTTGAAGGCACAAGAGAAGAAAGTGACAAAGATCCAAGCAAAATGTCCAAAGATGAATTGACAAGATCAGTCAGTGCATCAAAGCTTGAAAAGTTGGCCAAAGAAGGCAACTATGCTCATTTCAAAGCATATCATCCTGGTATGCCAGAATCTCATGTCAAGAAAGTATACGGTCAAATTCGTAAGGGTCTAACTCTTAACGAAGAGGTAACACGTAAAAAACTAGCACCAATGCTTGATGCGTTTGTGTCTTTTGCATCTAAGCATCTCGGCATCAAATCATTGCCATCTGTTAGATACAAGACAGACGATGATGACTATAATTCATTCGCTGCATACAATCCCTCGTCTAATGAACTCTCAGTACATACTATGAATAGACATCCAATGGATATATTCCGTTCAGTGGCACATGAGCTGGTACATCATAAGCAGAACGAAGATGGTAGACTCGGCAAAGATATTGCAAAAGAAGGCGCAACTGGTTCTGATATAGAGAACGAAGCAAACTCAGAAGCAGGTAAGATCATGCGTTGGTTCGCTAAAGCTAACCCAAACATGTTTAGTCAAAGTTATGTTGTCGAAGAGGTTACTAACTCGGCTTCTGGTGTAGGCATTAGAGGTCTTGGCAACGTAACTGGTAATCCTTCGATGGATGATAATGAAGTCTCAAACTATGTTCAGCAAAATATAGAAGATACAGAGTCTATTCAGGCTAGACTTCAAAAAATAATTAGAGGCAATTCTACAGAAACATTATATTCACACGATTATGAAGGTGCATGGATGGACTCAAAAGGTAAACAAGAATATCACGCTAAGACCATAAAAAGTATTAGAAGTAAAGCACAAAGTCTAAACGAAGGCATTAATGATCCAGGCAAACTCAAAGCAGTCTTTCTAGCTGGCGGCCCAGGTTCTGGTAAAGACTGCGTTAGGAACAAGGCACTTGCT